AGACGAATTGCCACATCTTCATGGTTGGGATTGGTACGATTGGGCGTGGGACTATTTTCATGCCACCGAGAAAAACCAATTCATATGTGCTGCTAACCAAATCTCCAAATCATCTACCCAAATCCGTAAGTGTATCGAGCTTGCGTGTAATAAAACCCTATGGCCAAAGTATTGGGATCGAAAGCCTACACAATTTTGGTATGTCTTTACTTCGCTTGACGTTGGCACAATTGAAGTAACCGAAAAATGGGTTAAAGAATTTCTGCCCCGTGGAACAATGAAAGATCACGAATGGTACGGGTGGAAACTCAACAAGCAGAACAAGAAGGTTTACTCTCTTGAGTTCAACTCAGGGGTTACTATTTACTTCAAGAGCTTCGAGCAGGATATTAAAAACCTTCAGTCAAGCTCTGTGTTCTACATTTTCGCAGATGAAGAGATGCCGGTTGAAATGTACGACGAGATCAACGTGCGCCGTATCGCTGTTGACGGGTATTTCTCAATGGCTTTTACCGCTACCCTTGGTCAAGCATTCTGGCGAGATACCATCGAGGGTGAGGGCGAGAATGAGCGTTTTAAAGGGGCGTTTAAAAGACAGGTCTCGATGTATGATTGTCTTTACTACCGCAACGGGAAACGCTCGCACTGGACAAGGGAACGTATCCAGACTGTCATTGATTCTTGCCAGAGTGAAGCTGAGATACTTCGACGTGTATACGGTAAATTCGTTGTTGATACTGGACTGGTGTACGGGTCTTTCGTTAGATCAAAGAATTTTAAGACTGGTCACGATGTTACCAATATGATCAAAGCCGGATGGACAATCTGGACCGGAGTTGATGTCGGATCGGGTGGCAAAACTGGTCATCCGGCTGCAATTTGTTTCATCATAGTAAATCCAACTTTTACGAAAGGTCGAGTATTCAAGTTCTGGCGTGGGGATAATGTTGAGACAACTGCCGGTGATGTACATAATCACTACCTCAAGATGAGAGGTGAATTGCAACCGGTCTCAGAACGCTATGATTGGGCTTCAAAGGACTTTTTTACGATTGCTGCCCGTAGTGGTAAATCCGCATTTCAACAGGCTGATAAGTCACAAGAGCGTGGACAGCAGCTACTTAATACTTTGTTCAAAAATGGTCAGCTAATTATCTATAAAGATGCAGAGTCCGAGAAGCTTGCATATGAGTTGGAATCCCTGCGTACTAATACGCCTAAACGGGTCGCTAAAGATGATGGGTGTGATTCGCTCAGATATGCTGCAACAGTCATTCCTTGGAAATTTACCGATGAGCTGGAAGAACCAGAAAAAGAAGAGAAAAATGAAAAACTAAATTCACGTATGGCGTTTTATTCCCAAGATGAACAGGATCAATTAGATCAGATATTTGGTGATGAAACGGAGATGGAAATAGAAATACTAAATGAGATGATGGAATGGTGAAAAAAGAGAAACAAATGACGACAAAGAAAACAACATATAGTGTAGATGAAATCTGTCAATTGCTCGATTCATGTAAGGCATTACGAGTATCTAAAATCAAGATGCAAGGGCTTGAGATAGATTTTTTCAATGAAACGCCGTATGATGAAGAAGTACCACATATCTACTCACAGGTTGAGAAGCTTCCTCAAGACCAAGAAGAATCTGAACAACACGACAGTCAAATAAACGAAAAAGCTTTAAGGATGCAAGAATTAGACTTGCTCCGAGTGACCGACCCAGTTGCATACGATAGAGCTTTATTGAATGGCGATGTTGTAAATGACGACGAGGAAACTGAGTGAATTAGATAAACTGTATCTTGATGCCGATTCCGCTGCTCAAGACCTACAGGCTGAACAAAAGAACAATCTGATGCTGGTTGCTGGTTTGCACTATCATTCGCAGACCAAAGCAATACACAGGACATTAGAGCGGAATGACCGACTATCCAAAACACAAAAGATTCGGCTCACCAAAAACCATATCCAGAAAATCACTAAGCTGATTACCAATGCCTTTTTGCAGTATTCGGGAACGATTACCTGTAGTCCAAATAATGAAGCTGAGTTGGCCGATGTTAAAGCTGCCGAGATGTACAACGATGTACGCAAAAGTATTAGCAAACAAGTTAAATGGCCGGGGTTTCGGCGAAAGATGGCTAAGGACTTATCTGAAATCGGTGAGTGCTGTGTCCTGCTTTCATATGACCCCAACGGTGGCAAGATACTACGCTATGAACCTAAGCTGGATGAGTTCCTGCAACCGAAGATCGGGATTGATGGTAAGGAAGTACCGGATATAAACAAACCGATATATTCCGGCATATTCAATCTTGATCGGATTCACGGATTTAATCTTTTGATTGATCCCGAGGCAATGGAGTTTGAAAAAGCTCGTCACGTTATTATTCGGGAAATGTTCGAAGTATCAAAGCTCAAGCGTATGTATGCCCACGATCCTGAGAAGGTCAAAGGTATCTCAAAGAGTTCAGAGACCGTATATAAGGTATTCAACACACAGACTGGCGAATATGAAGAAGGTGAAGGGCTGACAATGGTTCGGCGCTTTTTCTTCCGTCCCAATGATGAATACCCGAATGGCTATTACTACTATGCAACCCCCGATGTAGTGCTTGAGGAAGGTGAATTACCATTTGGTGTCTTTCCGGTGGAATTTGAGGCATATGATGACATTTCTACCAATGCTCGTGGATATTCCATTATTAAGCAGCTCAGGCCATACCAAGCAGAGATTAATCGTGTCTCAAGCCTTATGTGTCAACAGCAGGTAACACTCGGTCCAGATCGTGTGTTGATTGCCTCTGGTACGACGATCAAGGCCGGTGGTAGTGCTCACGGTGTCAAATCTATCAAATACTCCGGCATGAAGCCTGAGATCATGGCCGGTAGGGATGGATCAAACTTTATCCCATATCTGGATCATGAAATTAGTGAGATGTATTCAATCTCGCCTGTGCAGGAAGAATACCAAGAAAAGCAAGATGGCCAAATTGATCCGTATGCGATGCTATTCAAGTCCATCAAGCAAAAGAAGAAATTTTCAATCTACTCCGAGAAGTTTCAAGAATTTGAAGAGAGGGTTTGGGAGAAGATCTTTGAGCTGGCAAGGGGCAACCTCACCGATGAGCAGATCATTGCTGCCTGTGGTCGCCGAGAAATTGCCAACATACCAGAGTTCAGACGCAATGACAGTCTGCGCTATATGATCGACGTGGAAAGTAACTCTGAGGACTTTGAATCTAAGCTTGGAAAGCAGTTATCTCTCAACCATGCATTGCAGTATATCGGCCCTTCGCTTGAACCTGACGAACGTGGGAAGCTCCTGCGGGCTATGCCATATCTAAACAAAGAAGAGGGTCTATCTGATGCTTCTCTCGATTGGGATTTAGCTAAGAATATGATCCTTGCTCTGGATCGTGGTGATATGCCGAAATTGGCCGAGGGTGATAATTTTGCTTATCTCGGTAAACGTCTATCAGTACGTATGCGTGAACCGGATTATAAATATCTCGATCAAAACATTCAAAAGAACTATTCCAGCATCCTATCGCAATGTGAAGAATATGAGGCGATTAGGATCGAAAAGGTTGAACGTGCAAAGGCGGGGCTTATCCCTGCAACGGGGCAACTTGTCTCTGTAGATATGTACGTCCCTCATACCAACTCCAAAGGACAGCCGACACAAAAGAGAATGCGTATCTGGTCGGACGCAATCCTATGGACTTACAAGAAACTACAAGACCAAGGCAATACAACGGAATCCGTGGACAATTACGATCCTGCGTTTGCTGCCGGTGTTGGAGAAAAGTTTAGTGCGAAACACGCTCCGCAAAATAAACCTGCTCAAGACCCACGGGCAGAATTAAATTGAGGACTGAGAAATGAATGAATCTGACGACAATGCAGAACCTATCGAAAATGAAGATGTTAACACTGCTGATACAGGCGACCAACCTGTAGATGAGAATGTTGATGTCGATCCGCAAGATGCTGGCGATCCCGAACCTAGTGATCAGCCACAGGAGGACGATTGGCAACCGGACTTCACTTATAAAGTTTACGACGAGATACGAGAGATTCCCGAAGATGTACGGGATGCAATTACGTCGAAAGAACGTGAAGAGTATTTCAAGAAGCTTTATAGCAAAGCCGATGGTTTGGAAGGTGTTAAAGCGAAGTACGAGAAAGCAAAGGATTATGTCAAAGAAAAAGACATGGCCTACAACGAGGTAGTTACCGAGCTAAACAATTATCGGGAACGAAATGATGCTCTCAAGTATTACGCAAAGAACGATCTTGATGCCTTTCATAAAGCTGCTGAGATTGATGATCAAACATTATTCAATCACGTAGCTAGAAAAATTGCTTTGATGGAAAATCCAGACCAGTTGGATGAATACAACCAGCAAAGCGAAGCGAAGAGAGAAAACTACATTCTTCGTAAAAGGTTGGAAAAGCTCGAATCCAACGTAACAAGTGAAAAGCAAAATGCCGACATGAACGAATTGAAAACGGCATTGGCTGAACCTGAGATTGAATCGGTCAAAACTAGGATTGACTCAGTTCTCGGTGACGGTGCTTTTATCACAGAGGTTGCTGACTACGGACGCAAAGCTGCAATGAACAAAAGACCATGTTCACCACGTCAAGCAATAGAGCATGTTGTCGAAAAATACACAAAACTCATACCTGCAAACGAGCAGCCAAAACCCGAAACGTCTACTGAGGAAAAACCAAAGAACTTGCCACAGCTAGGTAAGGGTAAAAAGGTCATTCCAAAGAAGATGGAAATTAGATCACTTGAAGATTTGAAGAAACGGGCGCAGCAACTCAAAGAGCAGGGTTTATAGTCATAGGAGAAATTAAATGACTACCACAAGAACAGACGACATTCAGGTGATGCTGAATGATTATATGCCAAACAAGCTCTTATCTGATGAACTTATCAAGCGTGATTTCTTCCTTACAACGGTTGCTAAGGATTTCAATTGCAAAGGTATTTCAAACTCTGTCAACAGTACACACAATTCTAAGATTGTGGTTCCTTTCAAATCTCACGGCGCTACTAACGTCAGGGTCAACGGACTGACTGATGAAGATAATGTCGGTAAAGCAGGTCGTGTACGTGGTTACATTGACAAGCTGGTTGAGTTCTGGGGAACACTCAAGCTTGAGCATGGTGACATCTGTGATACAGAGGGAAAAATCTCTGAATCTTCTTTCGTCGATGCGGTAACTGATGAGGTTGCTGACTTTGCAGATTTCATGAAAGAACAGATTTCTATGCAAATGGGTACTGGTCCACATCTCTGTAAGGTAACTGATAGTTCTCTTCCTACATCTGGCACCGATTGGACAATTGACCGTATTGATAAGCTTCAACTGAACCAAGAAGTTGAGTATATCAAAGATGACACCAGTGATTCTGTTGAATCTCTCTATGTGAAGTCGATGGACCTTAACACAAGTAAAGTAAAATTTTCTCTCACAAGAGGTGGAGCTGCTGCCACTGGAACAACGATTTCAATGCTTGCCTCTGGTACTGGCGCAAAAACTCTTTATCTCCCTGGTATTTTGGATGATGATGCAGACGGTTCGGTTAATACGATTCTTTCTGCACGTAATGTGCTGTTGTCGGCTGCCAACGGCGGGTCTGCTTCGGTTCATGGAAAAACGAAGACTTCTTATCCTTTCCTCCAAAGCATCAATATCGACGGTGCTGCTTCTGGTGAATGGACTGCTGGCGTGACTTCCTCGAACATCCTTGATTGCATCTTTGACGGCTACGTGAAAGTACAGCGTCTTGGACGTGGAAGCGCAAACACTGTTGTTTGTTCTTACCTGCATCTCGCATGGATCATGAAACTTCTCGAAGATATCAAGGGTGCCTACAAGGTCACAAAAGACCCGAAAGCAACTCTTTATGGTTGGACAGAAATTGAGATCATGTCGCTTGGCAACGCTCAGAATTTAAAAATCGTCGGACTGCAAGAATGGGATGATGATGTTATCGCCTACTTAGATTTTTCTCATATCACCATGCGTTCTAACGGTGGATTCCGCAAACGCAAAGGGCCAAATGGAAATGAATATTTTGAACTCAGGACAACGAGTGGATATTCTTATTTGATTGATAGCTTTATTGCTTTCGAGATGGAATACCGCAAGCCTAGCACTTGTGGAATCATCTACGATATCGCATCAAGCTAAATCTCCTAATGTTGGGTGGTGGGGCATACGTCCTGCCATCCTTTTTCGTATGAGGTAAATACGATGACAGCTCTAGCTACAAGAACAAAACTTCTGCTCAACAAGGCTGGCGGGGTTTTGGCGAAATACAAACTAGGTGATCTGATTGAAGATGCGTTGGCAACTGAAACAACTGACATTGCGGATGAAGCGGTCACAGAAGCAAAGATCGAAGCAGAGGGTTCAAATGGTTTAGTCGTTCCTCGTCGTGTACGGGCTGAATTTGACTATACTGATCAACCTTTAGATGGTGCTGCTACTCTTCTTCCGTCTGCGTTAATTCCAGACAATGCGATTATCGTGAATGCGTTTCTTGATGTAACCGAAACATTCACTTCTGACGATACAACTCCTGACACCACTACTATTGGTATTGGTGTTGAGACAGTAACGGCTGACAGTGAAGATTTGATCAATGCTATATCAATTGCAGATGCTACCGATTGGGATGCTGGAATTAAGCAGCTCACTCCAACGGTTGCAACGGTCAGTGAATACATCAAGACAACGGCTGCTAGAAATATCACGGTGAACGTGGTTAATGCTGCTGGTGCCACAGAAGGGCTAACAGCGGGACACTTTGTACTCTTTCTTGATTACGTGGTTTCTGAATAATCCGCAGGGGGGGTAAAATCCCCCTTATTTTTAGGATACGAAATGTCAGATAAAAGAATATCCGAATTGACGCTAGTAACCACTTTTACCGGCGCTGACAAAATAATCATCAATCAGGCAGGAGCGACAAAGCGAATTTCAGCCGCAGATTTTTTGATTGATCAGCTTGTGCTTGGTGAAACGTCAAGTTCAGCATATCGAGGGGATCGTGGTAAAATTGCTTACGATCACACATTAGCGACACATGCCCCGATCGACGCACAAAAAAACTCAGATATTACAAAAAACGAGATTGAATTAAAACTACTTGGTGAGATCACATCGCATACGCACCCTTGGAATCCCGCATATCTCGGTGAAACATCGGATACTGCATTTAGGGGTGATCATGGAGCTTTAGCTTATGCTCACTCACAAGCCGATCATGCCCCCTCAAACGCTCAACCATGCAACGAGATCACCAAAGAAGAAATCGAAGCCAAACTGACCGGAGAAATTACATCTCACTCTCATGAGAGTTCTGGTGGTGGTGGTGGTGGAATGGTTTTCATTACTGACATTCAACCAAACGGTGGTGGCAATGTTGGTGATAAAACCTATGTTACTGGATCAGATGATAAAGTGCTCTCAAGCTGCTCTGCTGACGATATGAGCCTACGTGTTTATGTCATAGCATTCATAGGTGAAAGCAATTTGCGTCCCTCTGTGACCGTAAATGGCGAGTCTGTGGGTAATTGGGATTACACTGCCTATGAGGACGATAATCGGGTTCTATTCAAAGGATACGCCGATATTACTTTGGTTGGATCGACGGTTACTGCAACTCATGAGGATGGGGCAACTGCTGAGGCAACGGTTTCGGCTGATACAGCGCCGGTTATTTCAAGTGCGGTCTTTACTGGTGGATATCCGGGTTCACAAACTGAAGTCAAAGAAGGTGATAGCTTTGATATTAACGTGGTGGCTGATATTGCATTTACAAAGGTTGAAGTAGAAAATAGCGGAGCCTGTCAATATCAATCAACCACTGTAGCATCTGGTACTGATAAGACTATCACAGCAACCATTGCGGATCGTGGTGATACGGCTGTGGCAAGGGCTGCTAGGGTAAGAGTACAGAAAGCCTCTGGTACTTGGTCAGATTGGGTCTATACCTCAGACTTTGGATCAACCGA